TCAACAAGTTTCATTACATAATTAGAAAGGGAGTCATTTGGAGCTAATTCAGCTAGTTCCGTAGTCAGGCTCTTGCGTGTTTTGGGGTTAACCACCGCATCGGTTGTGGTAGCCGGGTAAATGGTTTGGCTACCTTTGGTCAGCTTATATATTTTTGCCATAATAAATCTCCTATATTTCTAGATTAGTAACTGTTTCTTCTTCCTCTTCCGGTGGCAAAGGAGGTACAAAATCACTCAGCACATCTTCATATTCATTATCCGACAATGGGAACGCCTGAATCGAATTATATGCGGCATAATCGGGATAAGATGTTATTTCCACCGTGCTTTCATCGGTTTTCCCGGTAGTCAGTACGATTCCTGTATCTTCAACGGAAACAAGGTTGCAGATGCCATCCCGAAAGTCTGAATCGGATATGAAGTATTCACGTTTTACCTTCAGCATACCGGGAGAAAAACAGGGGTTGTCAAAAGCGACAAGCAGGTTGCCGTCTTCCATGCGGCTGCAACCCACATACTCATGCCCGTCAAAGGAGGCTATGAACTTTCCCTTGAACGGATTGAAGTAAGTGAACCGGAAAGGAGTATTCACATCCCCGTTCAAGTTCTTCTCTATGATCTTAAAATCGGACTGATAATTGATTCTCATAACTATAATATTGATGTTACATCGTCTATCTCCTCGGCTGTCAGGTAGCCGGATAAGTCAAAACTTCCGCCACCTCCTGTCGTGCCAGTGGCACTCCATGTTCCCTTTGTCTTGCATTGATATATAGGACCCGGTATGGTGTCACCCACAACAGCCCAGTCACCTACAACAGGAGATGGAACAGCCGCTTTCAGTGATTCAAGAGTAGGGAACAACCCCTTGTTGCGGATGCCGTTCTGCTTGACCTTCTCCACTTCGGTGGAAGTCTTGCTAAAGTTGTTGTTAAGACGGTCTGCCGCCTCACTCCAAGTACCTGTCTTGTTAATAGTATTCAGTTCCATATCACTTCACTTTATTTGGGCAATTGGTTTTGATCCCATACAATCTCAGAACCTTTAACCATAATTATGCGTCCTCCCATTATCTGGGTCTGATATATATAACCGTCACTTCCTTTTTGCTCCGCGACCATACTATCCGGGCGGAAATATAATCTATCACTGCTAGAAGGATCGAACATGGAAATACTGGGAATCATCCCTCCAAGTCCGTACTGTAGGGAGATACTGAACAGTTCTTCTCCATTATAATCATACATTCTGATAGACGGTACGGAATACTCATCCTCAGGGGATATTACGATCTTGTAACCATTGGATGATATGACATTGACAGTACCACTAAACTCTCCCTCTCCTTTTATCCAGATATTGCCATCCTCATCAATTTTAAAATTGCCGTTAGGTGACTTTACATTTTTAAAGATTCCGCTTTCCGCATTGACTTCACCTCTGAACTTACCACCTAGAGCATAGATATATCCTCTCAAAAACACATCACCGCCATGAGTGGCAACGAAGTTCGCCATGTTCGCCCATTCCGCATCTGTGGGCTGGTAATTAGGATCATTACGGAACCTCATTACAGTCAGAATCGCCTGTTCAAGTTTTCCTCCTGCCCAAAACGCCACATCATCATCGTCATTGTATATGCCGCTAACTCCGGCTGTGACCTTCTGTAACTTGCCATTCTTGTAATTACCCAGTTGGATCATATTGGCAAGTATCAAACCACCAAGAATATCCACAGATCCATCCTTGATTGCGCTCGCGATATAATTGATTGACTGAAAACCGGCTGTTGCCTTGTCATTGTCAAGAATTGAAGGCTTCCAGTCAGTAGCGATGGTTCCACGCTCTAACTGAAGGTCACAAACGGTTGCGGTACCACTGACAAGAAATATACCACTGCCATTGAAGGTGATCTTATGGGTATATCTCTGATAAGAGGATGTGAGAGGTTGAGAAACACTGAAAGAACCGCACGAAACAGACACAGACGTACCCTTTGCTTTATAACTGATAACATAACTTTCTCCTTTAATCAATGATACGGACTGGGACAAACTACCGATTGCAGCAGAGTACCCGGAGCCGGCATCACTGTCCGCAGATACGGTAGCCACACCCGTCCAATATTCCAGTTGCTTGCTAAAAAGTTCGGTATCCGCCGATAGCTCGGTAGCGGCAGACAGGTCCTCTGTCTCATAATCTCCGGTAAACCCGGAATTACGCAACAGATTGACACTTCCGACAGCCGCATTGTCTATCGCATCCTTGGCCTCTTGGGCAAGATCTGCGGCCGCCTGTATCTCATCCGGCAGACCTTCCATATTCTTCCATCCGGTAGAACCCTGCTCGATATGGAACATACCCTTGATATCAACACCTTTATCCTGAGTGTATTCCATGTAAGTGGTCCGGTCCTTGTCACCAATGTACGTATCTCCGTACACCTTCATCCGGGCCTTGCCGGTAGATTTGTCAAAATCAAAAGAAATGACATCTTTCCCGGTCAAGGTAAAATCATTAATACCCTGATACATGATGATAGACGGAGAAACTTCGTTCACCGAAGAGAGAATTATCGCCGCCTGTCTGGTGATATCAGTCTTATGGCCTAATCCCACGATATCATCACCTGCCACCGGAACATCGTTCTCGACATTAGGATCACACACGGTCTTGGACAGGTCTATATAATTCTCACCTACTGCTGTGACCAACCGCCAGTAATAGCGGTTGCCGACATGATGAGAAACGCCAGTCTTGATATTGCACTCCTGTGCGATGGCGAGAGATCCCGGAGTAAACTGGTTCTCTATCTCAATTCCGTCTTCCTCTTCCTTGAAATAACAACGGTAGACATCATCCAACTCATCCACACGGTTGCATTTCATGCCTGCATGGGAAATCACCTGCTCGCCACCTACATACGTCTTCTTCTTTACTTCAAGCTCGTCAAAAACGGCTTTGACCTTGACATACAGATAATCAACAACAGCCTGTGACATACCGTTCTCAAGTACAGTGATTCCACTACCGTTCTTACCAATCAAAAGACCTTTTAAAAAAGTGATCAGACCGTTGGCCGTGTCGTTATTTATCTTTGAGATAAAATAACGGGATATTCTGCCAAGAATATCTGACACGTTGAGAGAGACACCCATCCTCTCACCTATGATATCCCCGGCTATCTCTGTAATCGTACTTCTCAAAGCGGAAACATTGGCGGACAACTTATCTGTTAGCTCCACGGATATATCATACAGGCAATTTTTATCCGCCTTACAAGTAAATGAGTTCACATACATGAAGTATTCCTTATCATTATACTTTATGTATATACGCGAGTTCTCATTCAACAGACCAGCTAACATACTGTTTTCTGCAAGGAAGACACGTGAGAAACTTACAGAAAAAGAGAACTTCTCATCGTTGTTTTCAGACATATACTTTATCAACGCCTCATCTAATCTCTTCTCGGCGGCAAGCACAAGAGATTTCGGCATTTTAATACCTGTAATCACAAACTTATCCCCAACAGAAGGTTTATAGTTATTTGTGGCATTAGGCATAACAACCCCGAAAGTAGTATTGTCCTTTTTTACCGCAATCCAAACCTCATTTGTAGAAGTGTTTTGTTGGCTTTCTATATATTGGGATGTTTGTGAAGTAACCTTCTGTTCAAAATCTCCTGCTGGTAAGTTCCCGGAAGAATCCACCAATACAGGATTGAATGCCCTTCCCGGCTCATTGTCCTTATAGGTAACTCCTATTTCAAACTCGCAAGCAGCACAATTACCCGTAGTCATATTGATTACAGCCGTACCACCTTCCAAACCTTGTTCGAACAGGTTAAAACCGTAATCCCCATTATATATATGTAATTTTATGTAGAAATAAGAATGTACATACTCATCCGTGCCATTGAATATATTATTCCCTTCTCCTGTTCCGAGTTCGTCACTATCGTTATCATCAAAAGCAATATCCGCAATCTCACCAAATAACTGTCCCGAAGCGTTTGTTACATTTTCTATGGTAGGCTTTATATCGCTAAAATCTACCTTTATCTCTTTTACTCTCTTAGAAGAATATGTATTTTTGAAAAAATAGTAATCATTTGTACCGGGTATTTTATACGTATCGTTAAGTGCATTGTAGAATCTTTCCGCTCCATTTGTTTGTCTATAAATGGAAGGCATAAGGTTTTGCGTGCGTTCTATAGTACCTTTTTCATCATCATTCGGATAGTAGAAAGGTATGTTGTCAGAGCTACCAACACCAGTAACGCGATTGACGGTCTTATAATTGGCGTTTGTCTTTTTTATTGATACAAGCCCTTTCTTGTACTCGAAAGGAGTAGAAATTACATTCTCTGTATATCCTATGTGACAAACCTTACCTACAAAGTAATAAGGAAGTTCGTATATGGTATATATGGACTGTAACGCTTCTGCAAGGTATACGCTGTCAAGAGAAACAAGTTTGCTTTCAGAAGTAATATCTTCATCAATCACTATCGAATATCCGATACCCGATTTTGCCATTGAAGCGTTAAGGCGACCAACAAACTCGTTTATATCCCCCATGAACTTGACGGAAGTGGAATTGGAGTGATACGTGTCTTCCCCGGCTGTCACCACGTCCATGAAATATACGTTTTCCAGCACGATACGTTCTGAAACGAATTGAAGCTCATGCTTGTACATGATACTCTTGTTGTCCTTTGAGGATGTAGGCACTTGGTCAATATAATATTTTTCCCCCCTAAACTCAACAAACTCTTCTCCTGTCCATAGTTCGTCTAAGCATGAAGGATAGTTCAGTGTAGCGGTCAGTGTGGGAGTTCCTGCCATACGTTGTGCCGTATAGGTGTACTCACCTAATTTTGCAGGCATATCAGCATTCGGAAATTTTACTTTACTTCCTTGCGTATCAAGTTTTAATATGTACAGACTTTCCTTTTCCATTTATTCTTTTACCACATCAATTTGTTCCATAACTCCTTTGTCCTTTTTTTGCTGTTTCTCCAACAGCTTTTGAGCCTCTTCCTTCTCCTTTGCTATACGTTGTTCTTCATCGGGAACGGATTCGGTGTTTTTCTCAATGGCTGTTTTTGTGGAAAGAATGCCGGCTTGCTTCATTGAGATAAGCATATTGTTATACTCCGTTGCGCTGAACGGCTGCCAAATCTTGAACTTGCAGCTTACACGGAGTTTCTTAAACTCGGTAACGGCATTGGAATTTTCTCCTTTGTTCACAAGCTCCTTTGCAAGCCCTTCCTTGAACAGGCGCATCATCTTGTCGGCGAAATTCTGCCACTCGATAACACCCTGTTGGGCGTTCTTCAAGTCCAAGTCACGGGTAAGCGTGATAGCCAGTGCGCTTATGTCACCGCTCGACTTGACATCCTTCGGTAAAAGGAAAGTGCAGGAAGTGTTTATCTGTATCTTCTCGAACAGGTCTTGCAGACTGTCAAGCATTCCTTGCGGACTGGGGGGTGCTTTATACTCTACACTTCCGTTCCCGTCCATTGACTTGTCCTGCAAAATGATACTTCCGGCAAGTTTCTTGGTTGTTTCTGACAAATTGCCTTTGATATACAGAATGCCCCAACCGTTCCGTTTCTGAATGACAAAGAAGATGTTGTAGATAATTTCGTAAATCTCGATAAGGCTCTGGCCGTTGTTCCACGCCACATTACCGCGTTTGGTACACAATGGTATCTCGCTGAAACCGTGCAATATAGGACGTTCTCTTACAAAACCGTCATCGCCTGCTTCTTCACCGTCTATCGGTGTGTGCATACGGTACATGTAGGTATCATCGTAACTGTCAATGTATTCCACACCGTCCGCATCGGCATAATAGACACTTTCAAGAAGCCTGTCACCGTTGTTGTCATTGTGTGATATGATTACGTAACCATCTTCATAACTTATCAGGCGACACTTGATACGTCCTTTATAGTCATAATAGAACAGAAGTCCGGCATCGCCTGTGGCAAGCTGCGAACGGACTGCCTTTGTACGCCATCCATCCATATTCCTGTCTACCCAATACTCCTTGATTGTGGAATAGTTGGCTTTATCTTTCTCGGAAGGAGTGCCACCTCTCAAAGACAATGTACAGGGATTTCCGCAAAGGTAGATTACGTGGCTCGCCAGTATCTGTTCTTGGAAAGCTAATGCCGTGCGCTGGAACTTGATTTCCTGATATCCCCCATCTTCTAACTTGACGCAAATGCTCGGCAAGTTTTGATCAAATAATACCTCATGGCTCATCGGGTCAAGCTCTTTCAGAAACTTTTCCTGCGAAACGATATTCTTTTTTACATTCGGAAGCCTTGCCGTGCGTGTTTCGGTAATGGTTGCGGACTGACCGTCGGAATAGTCGTTTGTAGAGCAAGTGTCACTTCCTCTGAAAAACGGATTCTTCTGCAACAAGGCATTTACGTTCCGCAATAGATATGTTTTTTTCTCTTCCCGTGTCATTTTTCCGCATCAATTAGGTTGTAATACTTCATACAGGCTTCCTTGCTCGGCATTGCAGAACACTCTCTCGAAGTCCATTTGCAGATAATGTCGTGCTTCTGCGGAACAACGATTATTCGCTTCTGCCCCTCTTCCTCTTCAATATTGAATTTATCGTTCAGCTTCACGCGTGCATCCAACACGACCTTACTTGCTTTGATAAAAGTGTCTGAATCTCCACTTGTTTTCGCATCGTCAGCAATCTGTTTCATCTCCGATATTTCTTTCAGCAATGCTTCTCGGTTCTCATCTTTAGATATGGTAGTGATAGCACCGATGCCGAAAGGTTTCAGTTTCTCGGCAAGCATGGATAACACCTTGTTTGAAGGCTTTTCATCTTCTTGGTAAGCAACCTTTGCGGCAAGAGCCTTATCTACGAAAGAATCACACATTACCAAATAGGCAACATCTCTTACCCTTGCTTCAATTCCTTCTGTTTTAAGGGAATTGAGAATATCCTTTATGTCGTTATAGCTTATCATGTCCTAATACCATAAATGTTCATCGTAAATACTTCCTTCTGTCTGTGCATGGAACGCTTGTTTGGTTTCTTCTTCGTGATTGTAATACCCTGCTTGAATCTCATTCCCGTATTCAATGTTAGCGCACGGAAGCATTCTCATAGCGCATGGGTCTAACAAGTCCATCGATCTGCCTTTCCCCAACATCTGATTCATTTTCTTCTTGTTCCAAAGCCGTTTCTTTCCGCTCTGCATATCATCAAACCGTACAACAGAGCATTCTTCCATAAACTCGTTCTCAACCGTCACTTTGTATTTCAGGTTCTGGTGAGTGTATGTCTGTACGGCAAGTTTATCGTCAAAGGTTAGATTACCTTCCTCGATCATCTTGCATAATCTGATATAGCACATATCCTTTACTGTCATTGCGGTAAGTTGGTAAAGCCCGAAAGGTTTATTTAGTGAGATATAAGGTACTGCATCGGGAATGTAATCATTAAAATACCGTCCGGCAGTCGCGTCAAAAATGATATGGCTTTCAGCTGTTCCATGCTCAAATGCAAATGTCTTCACTGCCATAGCGTTTTCTCTCGGAGTGGACTTGCTAAGAATGAGAATGTCGTATGCGTGAAATCCATCCCATGCAAGTGCAACAAGGTTGTCTGTACCATAATCCGCCAAATCCACGGTAATCCATTTGTCACCGTTCACGGCTGGGTTGTTGTTGAATACGCCTTGCGCGGAAGTGGATGGAATAGGTATCTTTTCGTTTTCTTCGGGGTCAACGTTGAAGTTTCCCTCAATGATAGCTTGTGCCATTTTACCGCCCGAAGCGGCAACAGAGCCTATGTAATTAGGATTATTTTCAAGCATAGCCCTATTTTCAGATAGCTTACCTTGATAGAATACGAATGACTTAATCATATTCGTATAGTCAAAATCACCTCCAATACGGGCAAGTTTTCTATCAATATCTATCTTACACTTAGCATAAACTTCTTCTTTGGAATCACCCCAAACCACATCATCAACGGTAGAACCGTTAACATAGAAGTATCTCACTTTCCCGTTTCTATCCGGCATAATAAAACCGTCAACCCCAATGTACCAATCCAAGAACTTTCTCGTCCAATGGCTACGTTTCGGGTTAAGGGTAGCAAAGAACTTTCCCGTAAACGTCTTTGAACGTCCACGGTTACGGGTCTGCACATAGCTGAATGCTTCCCAAGACATTTCGGTAATCTCATCAATACATATCGCATCAATCTGTTTACCTTTCCATTGCTCACGCATTTTGTCAAGATTAGTATCATCTATATAGGTCAAGTCGCAATATGCACCACTTGGGAATGATATGCGAGGGCTATCGGCAGTCTTTACAGAACAATAGTCACCGAATATAGCCTTGAATGTATCTACGAATGAACCTCCCGTCTTTTGCGACTGCAAAGACCTACGTGTAATAACCGCACGGAAATCCCCATCTGTCATTAACGGTTCTGCAAGAGCAAGGACAAGAGCAAAGGAATTGTGAGTAACGGTAAAATCATCAACCATATAAAGTCCGCTCGGATTGTCAACGGAAATACATCTTCCCTCCTTCATACCGATATATTCAGCACTTACTATTGTCTTTTCAAGTTTTAAATCCTTGTCAATTTCTACGTACCCATATTTTTTTACTCTGTTTTTCTTTTTGGGTAATGAAACTATCTCATCATTAAATTTAGTACATATCCAAATTGTATATGCTTCATTACATGGATGGAATACTCCATCTCCGTCTTTATATCCAGCTTTCTTTGATGTTATAGAGGCTCTACCGCCTAAAGAGCGTACAACAAAAGCAACATCTTCTGCAAGTTTCTTGCTTATCGTAGTATAACTTAAATGGCCTCTATCGTCTACATATCCATCCGTATCAAGCAGACCACATAACAGTTCCTTTCTTTCTTCTATTGTAGAGTATTTATAAAATTTTGGAATGAATTTGTTTGCAGCTGTACATCCATTCATCTTTAAAGTCTTTATATCCTCTACTATATTATTATTGCTTATGACATAAGTTGCACATGAATCAATGTAATTGGCATACTTTTTAGACATATCATAGCCGTAAGACTTGAATTTTTCTACAATAAATTCATCTGGCGTACATAGGTATATACATCTATCACATATACTTTCTCCCATACACCCATCACCAATTAATGCTCCTAAAACATATGGAGCTATTGGCCGTGGCGTTGTAGGTGTAATTGGCCGAGTAAATTGTACAGGTTCGGGTAATGGTATATTAAGATTCTTACCTTTATACATTCCCTTATTTTTATTTTTTATCCACTCATATATCTGTATTGCGGACATCAATCTCCAACCATCGTATTTCTCTTTCTCCATGTCCGAGTTTCTACGCTTTGACTGTTTTCCTGCCACTCTTGCTTTCCAAAGATGCCCTTCTGTACAATCCATATATGTACCATCAGAGAAAGATATTCTGTAAAATGGAAACATGGATATGGGATGTAGATATATTACCCTTTCTTGCCCCCCTGTGTCTGGGTTAGATATAATACTACCTACTTCTATATCTCTAAGTTTCCTTAATCCATACGGTGTAACTATGTGAGAATCAAGTAATGCCCCTTTGCCTCCACCGAGGTTGCCTCCGCCGAACACCACATCCACGCACGATGATGCAAACTGCATTTGGAATCCTTCTTGCGGCTTGATTACGACTTCTCTATGTACTTCTTGCTCTTTCATCAAAAGCAAAAATACCTCTTAATAATAAGGTAATATATACTTAAACCAATATCTATTTATCATAGTGATAAATACAGTGATTTTTTTATAGTTATACCTTTTTATTAAAGCATTACTTTCGCATATAATCATTATAAAACATATAGTGTATGAAGTTTACGAAAGAACAGTTTTCAGAAGCACTGAAAGCAGGAATCACCAACAACGGCAAGAAAAACTTGGCGATGAGTGAGAGAAGTTTCAACGGCAAGGTGGAAAGGATCTACAAGCGGTTGGAGAAAGCGAGTGGTAATGACGAGTTGGAATTGGATGATGCGGTTGCCGATTATCTGGAGGACTTCCAAGAGGATGACAACAACATCAGGAACGACAATTCAAAATTCGTAAAGGAGTGGGAAAAGAATCACCCCGCAAAGGATGATAAGGGAGATAAGGATGATGGCAAGGATAACAAAGGAGACGAAAGCAAACTGGATAAGTTGCTCAAAGAACTCCAAGACTTGAAATCAGAACGTGAGGAAGAGAAAAGAGCCAAAACTATCTCCGAAAAACGCAATCAACTCAAATCAGCCTTAAAAGGGAAAGAAGTCAAGAACGAGGATTGGATTAACGACCAGCTCGAATTGATTCACATTGATTCTGAAACAGATGTTGATGCTCTCACAGAAAGACTGGTCAAGAGCTACAATAAGTTTAATGCTAACACTCCACCCGACATCACTCCGGGCGGCACGGGAGGCGGTAAGGAAAAGACCGATGACTTTGCCGATGTGGCTGCTGTCGTAAAGAAGCAGTCGCACAGAGAAGAAAAATAATAATCATTTAAACCAAAAAGAAAATGTCAGATTTCTATCAGCAAATTCTATTGAACAGTGGCTACCTTCCCGGTAGAGCATTGGTTCAGGCTCGCGGAAGCATTGGTGGTCATCGCTATGTCTTCGTGAAGTTACAGATGAGCGGGAAGGACGCACTTGTATTTCCTACCAGTGGTGGAATTGTTAAAAACCCATTCAAAGGTAATGCAAGAGCTTTTGCCGGAACGCTCGCTGAATATATTCCCAGCAATGGTTCTAATGGAAGCGAAATACGTATCCTAAAATCGTATGCGGTTGCAAAAGCTACAACTGAAGCTACAGACACAGTTATTTACCTGATAAGAGACGGATATTCTCTTATCCCATTTGTAGGAGATGCCCTCATGGTAGCACCTTCTACATTGACAGACAAAGGCACAGCGGTAACAGTTACAGCCGTTGAAAAAGCGACTGACGGATCGGCTGGCGATGTTTGGAAAGTTACATTGAGCGCAACCCTCGGATCATTAACAACTTCATCTGTTCTTGTTGAAGCGAAAGAAGCAGGCTCTGGTAAAGAAGCTATGGTCACTAATCCTAACTCATACCTTCCCTGCGACTTTGATTTTGTTTTTGACCCGGCTACATCCGAAGATGATTTCGATGGTGCAAGATACCTTATCACTCCTGCATTGGCATTAGGAGATGTATTCCTCTACGAAGACCGTATGCAACCTCTTTCGGCTGCATTAAAAGCTTTGAACAAGAGCAAGGTTAAGGGTTGGTTTAACATTTAAAATTGACGAGACTATGCCTAAATTTGATTTTAATAACAGCAGATATGCAAGATTCTTTTCTGACAAGACCAATCAACGTTTCTTGCAATCCTTTGTCAATACAGAAGGTCTGCTATACACTAATTATGGTTGGTACAAGACTCAAGGTGTAAAAGCTGGTGCTCCCACACCTACCGCCCCTAATGGCATTGCTACTTTTTCTGTGAAAGGACGTGACTTGAAAGCCGCTCCTTTGATGGATTTGCGTGCACCTCTTGGTGACAGTAATCAAATGGATAAGGACGGCCTGTACTGGTACACCGCATCCATTCCTGATTTTATCGCTCCCGGTTTCGTTGAAACAGCTATGGAACGTGAAGCAAAAGAACAACAGTTTGAGTTGTTTGGAAACGATACCGATTTGGTAGTCGCTTGGGTACATACATTACAGTCACAGCTTGATAGTGCGGACGCAACCATGAACTTCATGACTGCACAGTTAATGTCTAAAGGTAATATTGACTACCGCAATATCGCACGTGGTATTCAAATTCCGTTGCACAAAGCAGACATTCCGGATGAAAATTTCACTAAAGCAGGAACTAAGGTGTGGACTGACGCTGAATGCAAGATTCTGAGCCAAATGGCGGAAAAAGAGAAAAAATATCGTGAAAAATGGGGATATGAAGGTGCAATGGTATGGCAGGTTACACGCAAGATGTTTTACGAAGTAATGTTGCAAAATGCCGAAGTTAAGGAATTGATTGAAAGTTTCAAGAAAAATCCTTTAGCTTACATCGCAACAACCGCTACTGCGCCTACTACACGTGAGTTGTTCTTAGCAGCTTTCCGTGATTATCCCGGTGTATCTCCAATTGAAATTGTAGAAGAGCGTGAGCGTAATCTTACCAATACTGGAGACACATTCGTGCAAGGTTGGGATGATAAGATTGCAGTTCTCCGCCCTGCCGGATATGCTTGTGAGTTTGAATACACCAATAACTTAGACAAACAGATGTTTGACAAGTATGGTTCAAGCGTAATAACTAAAATTTTTGCTCAGGCTAATGATGGTCTTTGCACGATTGTGAATACAACGACAAACAACGGGCTGTATAAGGAATGGCATACGGATGTGATGATGTCAGCTTGTCCTGCACTGAAAACATTCCGCAATCACGTCATTGTAGACACAAGTCAGGCAGACGATTAATGTACAACACATTGCAGCAGTAGCAGTTATGGAAAAATCATTTGACCCGATAGCATACCTCAATGGGCTTACGAGATTTGTCTTTGAAGATGATGCGCTTGAAAATATCGCATACGAAAACGGTTTGATGTTTATTTCAGACCGTTCCGAAATAGATGAATGCACTAAAGACCATTGCCTTATCGCACTGTACGAGCTTGTCATTAACGGTCCGTGGTCTGTGGCTTCATCATCACTCCAACATGGCAGTTACAGACAGGACATAGGTAGTGAGACGGTAACGGCTGCCATAATCCAAAACTTAAAAGACCGTCTGAAAGCACTGTACAAAAAGTATGGTGAAGAAGAAGCGTTGGAAAACATGGATTTTGGTAGTATGAGTTGGGTCAATGAAAATTCATTAGATGTATAGCTTATGCGTCTCAAAAGAAAAGCAATAGCAGAATACCCGTTTCATGGCACATTCTACACCGTGATAACGAATAAGCCGGAGGACGGAGACCTTCTCGGTAACGGAGGATTGCTTGACGGTGATTTGCTAGGCGGTGAAGATACGGATGATTCTCTCAATGCGGGAACTTTGGAAGAAACCATCCTTCTTGAAACCGAATGCGATATACAGCAAGCTTCCAAGATGTTCAATGGCGGCACTATCATGGCAGACTATGACGTGTTTTTCCCATTAAAAAAAGGTAGCGTTTCACCTGTAAAAATTGGCGACATGTTTCGATGTCCGAAGGAAAGTTACGGAATAGGCATTAACGGTCGTGTCACCGGAATGGAAATTAGCCAGCTTGGCGGCGTGAAAGTTAACATCAAAATGAGTGAAGTAGGTTAAGTTATGGCAAAGACCAAGCAAAGTGCAATCACCCGTATCGTTGATTTACTCGCAAACGAGGGACAGAAGATAGTGGATAAGGAACTGTCTAAAGTTTCCTATACCTACCGAAGCCTCAATTTGAGAGATAGTTACGGTTGGGGAGTATATGTTGACGGAAAGCTTGTCAGAAAGGGATATACCGCCAGCTCTCCCGGAATAAAGAAAAAATGGTACGGTGAGGAAATCACCGGTTACGAAGCGGTGGCTGAATATTTGGAACACAAATACCAACCACATCCGGGAATCGACTTGGCAGTTGTAGCCGCCATGCCTTACGGAGAAATACTACAAAATGCAGAAGGTAACGTGAAGAAGAAATATGAAGTGATAGCAGTGGCACGCAATGAAGTTAAGGCATTATCACGGAAATTCAAAAACGCAAAGTTCGGCATTATCAGTCATGGTAAACAGGATAATATATGAATGATTTGTATAAAACCGGCAGTATGATAGAGAATTTTCTATCCATGCTACTTACAAAAGCGAAAATTTCATCAATAATCTCTTTTGATGAAACACCGCTGACGATAAGCAGCGACAGCACGGACATGATTGTTGTAGATGTTCTTAGCGTGAATGATTACGGAGGAGAGGCGAAATGTTCCACCAACATATTCCTCTATGCGAAGTCCACGGACAGTTTGGGATCAAAGCCTGTAAAAAAACTGTTCGATATGGAAAAAACACTATTCTCGGCAATTGATCAATCCAACGACAAGCATTTCGTCATAACAAGCCGTGAACTAATAGGAAAAGAAAGTAAAAATTCCGGAAACTTCTATTGCAATGTGTACAATATCGGGATAACAATAAGGTAAACAGATTATTAACAGGATAACACTTTTAAATTATGGCAGTAAACAATACTGGCGCAACAGCCAAAAAATTTATCAAACCTTCTTACATCGTGGCAACTCTGTTCACTGGTTCTGAAGAAGGCGACGTGCCAAAGGGTGATTCTTACATTCTTGAAGATGTAGTTGAAGACACCACTTCAATCGCTCAAGACGATAACGATGTAAACGACATCGAGTGTGAAACTTCCGACAGTCCTATTCTTTCCATCGTGAAACTCGGTAAATACCAATTTACAGCTGAAGTCGCAGATACACAAAAAGATCTGCTAATCGCTCTCATGGGATTTACGGCTGGGACTACTGTCTCTACCAAATACTTTGCTCCTGCTCAATACAAGAAATTGTATGCAAAGATTGACGTAGTGTTTGAGGAAGGGGAAACGATGACAGCATTTGTGGTTCCAAAATTACAACTTAATTCCAAGCTAATGCTTGAATCATTAAACTCCAATATTGGACGTATCAGTCTTGCAGGAACAGCGTATGATGCAAATGTCGCCGATGGAGCAAAGACTATCAGAACTCCGTTTTATGTGGATTCCGCTTATACCCTACCATCGGCAGGATAACCCATAATAGATAAGAAGATTGTTTTACAGGGCGGTAGGCTGGATATGCCGCCGCCCTTCATGCTTATAATCATGGCAGTATATAGAGCAAAGAAAAAAGATACACAACCAAAGAAAGACGCTGTAACAGCTCATACTCCTGTATCCAATGAATCAATGGAACGTTTGGCAAGGATAATGAATGACAGCCCAAGCATTATGAAACTCCACGGTACGGAATGGTGTATCACAGGATTAAAGCCCGGTGTCCAATGGCTCATTGCGGAACAAGCGTGCCGGATTGTCAAAGGAGAGAAACTGAGCATGGGAGATGTTATCAAGGAGTTTGCAGTAAATCTACCAGCAGTGGCACATGTAATAACGCTTGCACTTCTCAATGACAAGGACAGGATATTCTCTGATTATGAGAAAAAAGAACTATCAGATGACTATCACAAGGTCTTTGACCTTTTGATGTGGAGAGATTACGACATAAAGGACTGGGCATTATTGCTCGGTGAAATCCTTAACCTCATAAGCACGGATTTTTTTTTCGAGAGTATCAATGTGATTCAGACCGTGAGGGAGATGACACTGGCGAGGAAGATGAAGAAAACGGAACAAAGCTGATAATATCTCGTACCGAATGGGGGCAGATGATTGATTTTCTGCGCTCCAACACTTGGTGCTCTCGTGAAGAATATTTATGGGGAATGACGGTTGGGCAGGTGCGGTTAAGCTCGTTTGATTTTTCCCATGTAGAATACGGAAACAAGGACAAGAAAAAGAAGAAGGTCAGCAAGATAGGTTCGGTTGACGATTTGAAGAATTTGAATGATTTGGGATTACCAATAATCAATAAAGGATAACGATATGACAAATAACGAAGCAGGGGCATTCCTCAACATAACACCCGATGTATTAAAGAAATTGGACAGTTTCGATGAGAAGTTGGAGAAGATAGAGAAGCACGCACATACGGCTGCGGATGCGTTGAAAAACGGGTTTGGCAGTGTGGTAGTAGATACAAGCAAGTTAGAGAATGCTATCACTTCGTTAGCCAGCAAGATAAGTGCGCTGAATACGGCAGGAAAAGTATTTGACAATATAGGAGATTCTGCTCAACAATCAAGCGTGAGAGTTGAAGGTATGTCTTCATCTATTAGCAGCATGGCGCAAACACTCAACCAACTTAAATTCTCTAATTTCTCTATTGAAACATTTTCACCTGAGAATGTTGCTAAAATGCGTGAATCCGTCAGTCAAATAAAGTCTCAACTAAAAAATAACACCTCTCTTTCTGATAGCGACAAGTCTGCTCTCTCTAAAGAAAAGGCTATGTACGAAGAAAAGCTAAAAGAGTATCAGTCGTTCATCAATATAAAAAACAAGATAGCAGCTAATGCAAATGCGGAAGAGTTGAGACAACAGCAAACCACTTATAGGAAAATGACAAATGTCATGGAATCCTATATGAAAAAGGTTGAAGAACAAAAACAGCGTTACGAAAGCGCAATGAAGAGTATGGCTGATTATGCGGCACAATCTCCAGCACAACGCACATCTGCTATAAACAACACTCTTAGTTTCTCCGCCAATGCAAAAACACTGCAAGACGATGTAGCGGCAATCAAGTTGCTAAAAGAAGCAAGGTTGCAACTTGACAAAACAGACAAAAACTATCAGGCTACATTAAATCAAATAAATTCTGCCATCGCCAAACACAACCAAGCGTTGACGGAAGCAGGAGTTAAATCACAGCAGCTTACTACACGTCATCGCAACCTAATGGATACGGCTGGGCAATTAAGCCGTCAGCTTGCCTTGGTGTTCTCCGTGTCACAGATTGAAGGTTATATCAGCAAGTTGGCAAATGTACGTGGAGAATTTGAATTACAGCAACGTTCCTTGGAAGCTATTTTACAGAATAAGGCACAAGCGGACCAGATATTCAACAAGACCGTCCAACTTGCTGTAAAATCACCATTTCAAATTAAGGAACTGGTTACATTCACAAAACAGCTTGCAGCATACCGTATTGAGAGCGACAAGTTATATGACACGACAAAACGACTTGCCGATGTGTCCGCAGGTTTAGGTGTTGATATGGGCAGACTTATCCTTGCTTATGGGCAGGTCAAAGCGGCAGCGTATTTGCGTGGTACGGAAGTTCGTCAGTTTACGGAAGCTGGTATAAACTTGTATGGAGAGTTGCAACGCTATTTTGAAGAAGTCAAAGGCGAAGCATATACCACTGCTCAAATAGTGGATATGATTTCCAAACGAAAAGTAACTTTTGAAGATATTGAGAATATCTTCAAACGGTTAACTGACAGCGGAGGATTGTTCTACAATATGCAAGAAATCCAAGCCGAAACTTTACAAGGTAAAATTTCCAACTTGAAGGACAGTATCGATGTAATGCTTAACTCAATCGGTAAGGCTAACGAAGATACATTGAAAGGTTCTATTGATACCGTAAAAGTATTAATTGACAATTGGGAAACAGTAGTCAATATAGCGAAAGCGTTTGCCCCTATAATTGCATCAATGGCTATTACTGCGTGGAACAACAAGATAAAAAAAACGCACCACCAACTTGGACTTCTTTCTATGGGATTTCTGAAAGCTCGCAATGCAGTAAAGGCGTTCGGTGCTACATTTAAGGCTTCATTACCGCTTATGGCTATTACGGCTGCAATAGGTGTTTTTACGGAATTAATAAAGATACAAGATGAATACAACAAAAGGCAGAAAGAAGCTGAGAACAAATATTACAAAGGAAAAGTAAGAACTTCGGAGATAGAACGTCTTTCTGTAACAATAGACAAAAAAACATCCAAACCGAAAATCAAGGAAGCGTTGAATGCCCTTGTTAAAGAGATGAATAATGAGGGTTTTGAGATAGAAATAAAAGCAAACATATCCGAAGATGAAGCGAAAGATGAATATGACAGACTGATAGCAATACACAAGAAATATCTTAATGATATGCTTGTGCTAGATTATAAATACAACGCTGACAAGAAGGACAATTCTATGTTTTGGCAAACCGATGTAGATGAAGCAAACAAGAACATGCTTGATCTTTATGCAGAAGCATCGGCTAAAATAGCACAAATACAGGTAGAATTGGCAAAAGTAGCAGATAAGGGAACAGGTTTAGATGATTCCATGCGTAAAAACTTAGAAAAGTTAGCAAAAGGAGTAACGGAATCTGGATCTCTTGAAGATATACAAGAATACTATAAATCACTATTCGATTTCCTAGAAAAGATAAGAAAGACTAGCATTTATTCTGGAGCAGTCGCAGGTGATATTACAACTGTATCAAGCACCTTTGCAGGGATAAGTAGTAGCATACTTGACAATGTTAGAGTATTAAATAAAGACCTTGATAAATCCAAAGAAATAATGACAGGAAAGATACGCTCTTTCTTTGATTCCATTTTTAATGGCAAGAATTATGACAATGATGTAAAAGCGGCACTTGTAAATAACTATACAATAGCACATGGGTGGGCACAAGATTTTGTTCAACAAATTACAGCTCCTATTTATGATATAGACTTCACCAAGAAAAGAGATACAGACAATAATACCGGGCAAGACACTGACACGAAACTACAACGTGACATATTAGCAGAACGCATTTCTCTTATTAAAGAACTTAACAAGGAATACGAGAAGCTGAATAAGGTAATGGGCAGCGATAAGGCAGCTAAGACAGTCATGGAACGCTACGCATCCCAATTGAAAGATGTTCAGATGCCTAAAAATATCATAGGGGAAGCATTCTTGCCTAATAAGGAAAATACGGCAAAGGCTTTGCAGGAACTTGCAAAGATTATTACTGACTTTAGGAAGAAGATAGGAGCACAAAAAGATGCTAATGTCTTGTTTGACGAAAAGGATGCAGATGATTTTAAAAAGCAGCTAGACAAAACTAAAGATAACATTGAATCCATGTTCAACGGATTGGACTTGCACAAGAAACTGAAAGATGCAGGACTTTCCGAAGCGGAGGTTCAACAGTTGTTCCCCGGACTTGCCAAGACGTTGGACGATGTGCAGAAAGGGATTGAAGCAGAATATCAGAAGAAATTTCCGAAAGGCGAATACCTTATTGCTGATACCGATGCCAACAAGCAATATTTAGCAGACTTAAACAAGCTGAACCAGCAGCGTATAAAGGACAGCCAAGACCTTGTTATCGAACTGACTAAAGCTTATAAAACACAGCTTTCAGATCAGTTGCAGTTAGATATGTGGTATTATAAAGAAAGAAGCAAAATTTATACAAAGGTCTATGATGAACAAACAAAGACGTTTAAGGATGTGCTTACAAAAGAAATGCAAGAACAATACAGCAAAAATTTGAAAGCACAATATGACAAGAAATCGTCTGAAAATACATGGAAGGCATTTAAGGGTACAGATACCTATATGAATATGTTCGACAACTTGGAAAACGTTTCAACAAAAGCCATTGAGAATATGAAAGCCAAACTTGAAACGTTAAAAGAGCAGATGAAGAATCTTGATCCATCCCAGCTAAAGGAAGTAATGAACTTCTACAACAAAATGGATGAACAACTTTCTAAGAGAAGTCCGTTGGATTCTTTTATAACATCATACAAAGAAATAAAAAAACTAAGTGAACAAGGCAGAACGGAAGATTTTCTCAATATGGATATTCTTAACAGAGAAAAACAGAATATTTCATTAGAGAAAGAAATATCTGCCATGAAAACCATTATCGAATTAAAAAATGGTTCTATAAATAAAGATGCAGTCGGTATTGATTTTCTTGAAAAAAACAATGCTTTATTAAGCCTGTCCATTTCAGACCTTAAACAGCAAATAACCTTAAAGGAATCTTTGATAAATAATAATAAATCCACTATATCCTTAGATGAAAACGACCTAAAAAAATTTGATAAGGCAAGAGCCAATCTGTCGAATATGCAGGACGCATTTGAGCAGATAAGGAATATAGGGAAGCAGGCTATGGGGAGCATAGTGTCTATTCTTGAAACGATGGGGGAAGACACCGATAGCACAAGTATGAGGTTGTTAAACATGGTCGGGACTATTGGAGATTTGATTGTGCAAGCGGTAATGTTCCAATTGCAGTTAAAACTATGCGCAGCAGCGGCAACAGCTATGGGTGTTGCCATGAATGCTGCATTAGGACCAATTGGATGGGTACTAATTGCATTACAAGCTGTAGCCACCATTCTTTCATCTATATTCGGCAACCATGACAAAGATTTACAAAAAGAAATAGAAGAACATGAAAGAAAGATAAAGAAGCTGGAACGTGAATACGACAAGCTAAAAGAGAGTATAGACAATGTATGGGATATAACAAAGCTACAAGAATATGGGAATGAACTTGATGAGAACATAAACAAACAGATAGTATCTCTCAATGCCATGATAGCCGCCGAAAGAGACAAGAAAGATACTGACTGGGACAAAATAAACGAATGGCAGGAACAGATTGAAGATCTCAGGGATACTTTGGATGACAGTGCTAATGACATGATAGCGGAGCTTGGCGGTGTAGGTTCCGATGAAAATTTCAAAACATTGGCTGAGAATTTTGCATCGGCATGGTTGGAAGCGTTTCAAGAAACAGGGGATGGCTTGTCTGGACTTCAAGAAAGTTTTGATGATTTTATGGAAAACTATGTAAAACAACAGATACTTCTAAGATTATCTGACAAGTTCTTAAAACCTATGTTTGAAGAATTTGACAGTCTAATTGCAACAAGAACAGATATGGAGCAAGAGGATCAAGAAAGGTATTTTGAACTTCAAGCCCAAATAACCAAGCTAAGAAACACAGCCAATAATTCGGTTGTGAAAAGTGTCGCAAAAAAGGCAAATGCCGCTGCTGATGAGATAGAAAATAGTGAGGAATATAAAAGACTTCAAAAGGCATATACGGATTTTTTAAAGCCGAATGATATTAATACCGAAGCCATCAAAGACTGGTCTGACAAGATGAAGGAAGTGTTTGGTGAATATAACGAGGCAGCAGAAGAAATTTTTAACCAAATAGGATGGTCCCCCGGAGGTGAAGCAAATTTATCCGCTCTCACCCAAAGCATACAAGGTATAACAGAAACTACTGCCGAGGCACTTGAGGCATTACTAAACTCTATCAGGTTCTTTGTAAGCCAGCAAACTACTGATATAACAGCTATCAGAAATCTGTTAGACGCTCGATATAGTTTAGAATCACAAGCTGAAACAAACCCCATGCTAATTGAATTGAAAGCGCAGACGGGATATTTGGAGATTATTTCAGATAGAATAGACCGTGTATTCGCGCCAAATTCAAATTCAAGGGGAGCAGGACTAAGAGTATTCATAAGTGACTAATTAATTTAATACATTTAAATAATCATTCTGATGGTAAGAGATAGTATAACAACCCAAGCCATACCGGGTGGCTTCTCCGTAATAGTAAGCGGTTTTATAGCAGAATCATTGGAGCACATGATACCTTGGATTATTGTATCATTTGTAGTAGTGATATGTGATTTGGCTTTTGGAATAAGGAAAAGCCTTTTAATGGGCGAAAAGGTTCGTTTCTCTAGTGCAATACGCCGCACAATGGGTAAACTTGTAACCTACTTCGCCTTTGTTTGTATGGTTGTCATGATAAACATTGCATCCGGCAGCAAATGGGATATAGACATATACTCCTGTTTGTTAGTTTGCTTCATTGAATTTTGCTCTATCATATCAAATATATTGAAGCCCAAAGGATACAGCTTTAATATGCTTAAGGCGTTAGGCCTGTTTGGTAAGAAGGTGCTTGATGTAGAAAAAGAGGATATAAATGAAATAATAACAGAAAATAAAAAGGAGGAAAAGAAATGAGTTTAATTGATTTTATTTTTATTGCGCCTTTTGCACTTTATGCCATAATCTACGCATTTTCGGTAAAAGAATCCTGTAATTCCGATGAATCCATAGAAATATGACGTGCATTTAAGCGCTATTCTTAATACATATTCATGCCCGTTTAAATAGCTTTCTGGCGAACGCAGTAAAAGAAATGCAGCTGTCAATGTTGGCATAATAAGTATAGGTATTTCCATATTAAACCTGTATCGGGAACAAACGGAGCATAAACATAAGAAACAAAAAGAATAATAAATAGATAATGTAGACGCAGATATGGCAAAAATTACTTGCAAATAAAGTTCTAAGAATTTAAAAGCAGGTATGTATAAATACATTATAGTAAATATTAATGGTAGTTGGATGAGAAAAGCACTGAACACATTTTTCTGTTCAGGAGTATAGCTTCTAATAAGTTCTGATAAGTCCATATTTTTTGCGACAAAAATAATAGTAATTTTATAATTTAAAGATAAGGAGGAAAAGAAAAATGGCTAATATTGAACATTTCATACCATTTATTATAAAATGGGAAGCTGGTATAAGTAAGAAAAGCAATGAAACCAATGAGTCTCTTTTTCAAAGAGCAAGAAAAACAGGATGGGCTGATGATCCCGATGATTTAGGAGGACAAACTATGGTAGGTGTGACAATGGCTACCTATGAGGAATATTGTCGTAGAAAAGGTTATCCAAAACCTACGACCGGAAGGTTGATGGATTTGTCATATAACGATTGGAAAAGTATCTTGAAGATGTTGTATTGGGATAGATGGAATGCGGATGAAATAAAAAGCCAAAGTATAGCAGAGATAGTATGCGATTTTGTATGGGCTTCTGGGGTACATGGTATTAAAGTACCGCAGGATTTGGTTGGTGTGATTCCTGATGGCATTGTCGGGCCTAAGACACTCGCCGCAGTAAATTCCCGTAATCCCCGTGAATTGTTTGACCAGATCAAGATTGCACGGTTTGATTTCATCGAGGATATATGCCGGAAACGCCCAGCAAACAACAAGTTCAAACGTGGCTGGATGAACCGTATCAATGATATAAAATTTGAGGGATGAGACAAAGGATCTATATATGGATTGTGGTAGCGATAGCATTGCTATTGGTACTTATTTAAATACAATAATATGAAATGGCTTCCTTATATATTAATAATTGTACTCGCTTTCGGTTTAGGATGGTTTGTAAAGCCATCCCCCGAAGCAGTTATAGAGGCAAGAGTAGATACGGTATTCAGCACAAGTATTATTGTAAAGAGAGATACGGTAAAGTATTATCTTCCTTCCCCTGTACTGTGTTGGCATGATGGTGATACAATCCATGTAGGAGACACTATTCTTCCTGTTGAGCAGAAGATATACAGAGATAGTGATTACATCGCTTATGTGAGTGGTTACAGGCCTAACCTAGATAGTATCTATGTTTGCTCCAAAACACTGACAGTAACGAATGACATCTATCACACGGTTAAGATAAAACCTAAAAGATGGGGACTGGGGATAACAGCCGGTTATGGATTTGGTAAGGATGGTTTTTCTCCTGCGGTTGTCGCAGGAATAAGTTATAGAATATGGTAATCAACAGAAGGGAGGTGCAAGATGAAATAGTAACCAATCAAGTATTATTTCAAATGCCACAGGTAGAAGCGTGGCATATAATAGAAAAACTCATTTAACAAAAGTAATTCTTTCAGGGGCTTAGAATCAAAAAAAAGCCCCCAACGCTCATATTAATATTGCCACATAAAAACATGATAAAAGCATAAGACACTGCACGTTGGAGGCTAAATATCTTCAACAAAATGTCTTATGCTTTGTTCATCGATATATCTTGTTTTATGTGGCATGGCAAAGATAAGAATAAAAAATTAGAAAAAACATGTGCAAGTCAGAAATCTTTGCCAAAATAATTAATATTGTTTCAAAAGAAACAGAAGTGTCTGTAGACCAAATATTATCATCTGATAAGAATATGGAAACAGTGGATGCCCGGTATCTTCTTGTATTTTTTCTTTTCGAAAGCGGTATGTACCCTTCACAAATAGCCGCTCATATCCATAAGACTAAACGTGCTGTCAACTACATGATATCCAATTTCCATGAGAGGATGGAGAGTGGGAAAATGATGAGAATATATTGGGACGATATAAAGAATTTGTTGGGAAACAACTGATTTTCCATGAGTTATGATCTATATACTTTTGTGCACGGTCGATTTTGACCGGATACAAAATACAAATACTTATGGAACGAACTTATGTTTTTAACCAAGACGGTGGAACCGGCGCAAACAATGGCCTGCTTGCGTCCATTCTTCCGTCCTTGCAGAACCGTGGAATCGACACTGGCTATCTGATGGGGCTGATGGGAGGAAACGGGAACGGAGGTTTCTTCGGAAACAATGGCGGTTTTCAGGACATCATCGCATTGATTGTGATTGCAGCCATCTTCGGTAACGGGAACTTCGGATTTGGTGGCAACAACAACCAAGGAGCGAACGAAGGAAGAGAAATGATCATGCAGACACTTAACCGAAACGGTGTCGACATTGCAGCATTAGCACAAGCTGTGAACACATCATCAGACCAAATCCTTGCCGGTATTAACTCTGTATCACAGGCTATCTGCGGTCTCGGCAACCAAATGGGCCAGAACACCAACAGTATCCTCACTGCGATCATGCAAGGTAACAACGCTCTGACATCTCAGATCTGTAGCTGTTGCTGCGACATGAAACAGCTTGTAACCACACAGGGATACGAGAACCAGCTTGCGATGTGCAACCAGACTAACACATTAGTCAACACTGCTAACCAGAACACATTGTCATTGCGTGATGGTGCGACAGCCAACACGAATGCCATCCTTGCCAAACTTGATGCTATTCAGAATCAGGCATTGCAGGACAAGATCGCATCTCTTACTGCGGAAAAGGCTACTTTGACAGCCGAAATCTCTCAGCGTAACCAGAACGCCACTATCCTGAGTGCGGTAGGACAACAGATCGCTCCTTTAGCAGCCGGATTGCAGGCATTGCAGAGCGATGTTGATGGTATAAAATGTAAATTACCTAACACTGTCCCGGTACAATACCCTAATATTGTAGGTGTGAACGTGGATACATATCGTGCCGCAGCATACGGTGCTTATGCAGGTGATGCTGTATATGGCCGTGGTGGTTACGGATGCGGTTGCAATAACTACTGGGGTTAATCCGGTGAGAAAGGAGGTAGATATGTGGCCTAACTTTTTTACAGGATTTCCGTTCCCGTTTCCCTCCCTCGGCAGAGTGAATTACAACACTCTTCCTACGGTGGCTGTAACAGTCGGTACTGAGAATGTGACTTTGGAGCTTCCTAACCATGCGTTCCGCAACAGGGATTATGTCGGAGGGTTCTATGTCAATCTTCGTCAGGCGATCCCTGCCGGCACGACTGCCACGCTGCCTATATTGATAGGGACCAATGGGGATACAAGACCGTTAATGGCTTATAACAATGAGCCTGTGACTGTTGCAAACTTGGCTGGAACCGGCATCTATGAGATTCATTATAACAAGTACACCAACGAATTGTATCTTGTTAATGGAGGGTACAGACCGACAACGGCTCCGGCTCCTACAGTAGAAACCGCTTCTTTACGGAGCAAGTAATAATTAACATGGAGTTTTGTGGTGGTTCCCAAAATGGGAATAGCCACACTCCTTAAAATTAAACAATCATGTTTCAATCACTTCGTACCAATAACCAATTGTATATACTTCATAAGGATGCTAACCCGTTTATCGAATACGGCCCGGTGGTCAGCGTTTCCGCTCCCAAGCCGAAATATCCTATGGCATCCCCTATGGGACAGTTGCCCCAAATGGAAATGGTTGTGGATGTTGTTGTCTGCATCAACGGGCAGAACACGACATTCCAAAATCTTCCTGCCGGCATGGATATAGCCGACTTCGGACAGAACGGGAATATCGTAGTGTCATGCTCGCGTGATGCTATGAATAACGAGGTCGCTTCTATGAAACAGAAAAGCATAGACATCATCAACAGTATGGACTTCCACAATTCCGTCATTGCAGGGTGTGACAAGATGCTTACGCTCTTGAACCCTGAATTTGCCGAGAAACAACGTCAGGAGCAGGAAATATCCTCTCTGAAAGGGCAAATGGCGGAAATGAGCAAGAATATGTCTGACCTTATGGATTTGAACAAACGGCTCATGGAACAGCTCGGAGTGGTTGAAACATCCAAAACAAAGAAATGATTATGGGAATGTGGGAAATATTAGAAGAAGGGCGTGACGATTACGGACGCGGCTTCGGTATGAGAGGTGACGAGGTGGAGGAAGCCTATAAGGAAGGCTGCCGCAAAGGTTACGAAAAAGCCATGAGAGAAATGCGCGGAGAAATGGGTTTCCGTGATGGTGGAAGAAGTTATTCAGGTGGTGGAAGCTCATCCGGCATGGATGAACGCAGATACCCCGGATACTTTCCTGAATATCCGCGTATGGATGACATGGGCGAACGCAGACGCAGACGCGCTAACGGTGAGTTTTATTAATGGTGGAGGGGTGGAATGCCCCTCTTTTTAAACAAAGGTTATGGAACAGAGATTGGATACATACAGCAGATTCCCATCTGGCATGAGGGAATATCTGGAAGCATACGGCTTTCATTTCAGCAAGAAACTTTATGAATGGGCCGTCTCAAAAATGAAAGTGAAAGACGAAACCACGGGTAAAGAAAAAAAATTGGAGCCGTGGAGCAAAGATGAAGTGGACGATATGCTGAAAGCGAACGGAATTACCATCGAGCACGACAAGGGTTATGACGTTGCTTATGTCGCAAACATGCTGAAAGCGGATTTCTATAAAAAATCATTGGTTGACGAGGCACATTTGTGCAAGCATATAAAGTGCTACCTTGATGATATTGATGGCGATCCTTGCAGGGCGTTTGACGAGTTCTTTGCCACCTGTATAGGTAAAGGGATTCCTGTAATCTGGTCGGATGTGATATGATTGTTCAGGAGTTCTACATACCAAAATATGGGGACTGGCACGTCAAAGTGTATTATGCGGTACACACCTATTGGGCGGATCGGATCATTATGGACCTGTACCGTATAGGATGCAGGGGGGATTCCCTCAAGCGTGCGTATCGCAATCTGACTGAAGGCAGAATGAATACCGGTCTAACCTATTCGGACTACAGGAGAAGAGAAACAGTAATGGTTATCTCACTAACCTCCACTCCCGAAGAGTTTCAAAATTCGTGGGACCACGAAAAAGGTCATTTGTGCCGGCATATCTCCAAGGCTTTCGGGATTGATCCCTATGGTGAGGAAGCGCAGTATCTTAGCGGATATGTGGGGCAGAAGATGTTCCCTGTTGCCAAGAAGTTCTTATGTGAACATTGCAGAAAGGGACTGGAAAAATAATAATCGAACAGAAGCGTTCTTTGACTTGTTGGAATTACCGTTTTTACAAGTTTTTATCTATACAATTCTCTCTAATATTGCAAGAATTGGAAAGAATTTGTATATTTGTAAATTAACAATTAGTTATATTGGAAATATATCATTTATTACTATATTTGTAATACATTCATATATAGAAGATAAATATATTATATTACAAATGTTATAAACCAGATGTGCAAATGAAAGATAATAATGTGGATGTTATTCTATTGCATATAGAACACTCCAAGCCGATAGAAATTTCTGAATTTGTGACTTCATTAAATGCCATAGGAAATTTGTTTTCTATATTCGCTCAAGAAAAAGGTGGAAGTAAAGACCTTTCGCATGCAAAACTATATGTTGAAAAGATAGAGGAAGGTTGTATTGATATTTTTCTGTGCGAAACAGTGACCGCAGGATTACTCCCTTTTTTAGAGAATATGAATATCATATTTGAATTTTCTTCATACGTTAAGAATGTTCTTGAATATTATGCAAACGGGATAGGCGAAAAGCCTAAACTTGGTTTAAGCGAAATCAAGAATTTTAAGGACTTTCTTACTGTGACAGCCGGAGACAACAACGGAGAAATGACGATAGGTGCAATATCAAAAGGTAATAAGTGCAATATATTCAATAATTGCACTTTCAATTTTCAGGGAAGTAATAGTGCACAGAATCAGCTTGAGCGGGATGAAATTGAAAGAAGATCGATAGATTCACATGATGAAATTTACAACCGTGTGCTGATGCAGATTTATCAAGTGCGAAGCGATGCAGGTTCTAATACAGGAAATAAGGCCATTATTGACGATATTTTCAAGGGAAAGAAAATTGCAGTAGTATTTGAAACGGATGAGTTGAAACAACGTATCCTTTATTCGGAGAACAACCCTACAAGAAAACTATTTCAAGTTGATATAAAAGTACAAACTGTTAATGGTATCCCTGTAGCTTATAAAGTTATATCCTTGCATGATGTGATAGATTACAATGAATGATCAGTATCGTTTAAGCTGTAAAGCGGTAATTCCCAACGGTTTTACCGCTTTTTTTATGTTTATATATGGAAGAAGATAAGTTGAACATATTGCTTGAACAGGCTGATGATGTGCCTCACTGGTATTTTTGCCGTTTGCTTGCTGTAATGCGATGGAACGTATAGAGAGGTGGATATACAGGCTGATACCTCTTGTCGTGTTGGCAAGGGTGATATCGTTGTGCCTGTAATGAAAGGCACTCCACTTACAATAAGTAAAGTGCCTTTTGATTTGAACGTTGGTCGAAACCTCAACGTGTGTCTATACTAACATGTGGCAATATTCATAGTCCAATACTATTTCTCGGATATTCTTTTTATTTCTTTGTAGATACATTGCAGTGTAACCACATCGTTTTTGAACTCATCTATGGTATTACAGTCTATCAGTGTGGCATAATTGAAAAGCACACGTGCTATATCATCCGCAAGTTGCTTGGGTGATTGCCACTCGTTAAAATACTTAGTAAGTGAAGTAAAATCGTATTCTTTCTTGTTTTCGTTATTTGTTTCCATACTTCTAAAAATTAACAATGTTGCGTTTTTGGGTGTGAAAGTTATGCACTCCATGTCAATGAAGTGCTATAATCATACACTATGTTTGATTGATTATACTATTCTCGCAAGTTTTCCGTCAGACGGTTTACCACCAAACAGGTGATTGATGTAAGCCAAACCTTTCTGCGTGCAAAGCACTACCATTACTATAAATCCAGGGTGATTTTCACGTGGGACGGGCTTTTCTTTCATCTCGAAATATCCTGCATCAATGTATTTTTGTTTTGGTTCATTGCGATTGGCAAAGAATACTCCCAACTCTCTTAACTTCTTAAAAAGAGTGTTTCTTCCGAAAGGTAGCCCGAGTATCTTTGCTGCCTGTCCTATGTCGCACTTTCCTTCCATCGCAAAGGCTTTGTCAGCAAAGTCGGCTTTGGGCTGGAGTTTCTCTATTTGTTTCTGCTGCTTTTCATTCTCCAAAGCCAAGCGTTCTTTCTCTTCTTCGGCTTGAACCACCATTAAGGCAAGTTCTTTTCGGGAAAGCTCGTGCTTGTTTTCCTCACATGCGATAAAGTATTTTCTCGCTTGCTTCCCACGCTCGTTATTCTCAATCATGGATAGTTCTTTTGCCATGCTGATTGAGAGAGCGTATTCGATTCGTGTCGTAGCTCCTATTTCTCGCTCCACAATTTCGGTGAATGATTGATAATCAACACCTTCAATAAAATCATAAGATTTAATACGGTCTTTAATCCACGTTGAAAAATCTCTTTTACTTTCAAGAAAAGCATGTAAATCACGTGCATTAACGGCTTTCTTACCGTTGTTATCACTAATAGGAATCAGTTCATTCGTTGTGTTAAGCATATTTATAACGAATATGATAAAAAGAAACCCTCCGTAGGTGTGCTTAACACAACATACGCAGGGCATAGAAGTTGCAGATTGTTTCCTTTCTGCCACCTTAGAGGGTTTCCCAATATCTTGTACAAAATGTATTCGCTTTATTTTGCCCAAGAATTATTATGTTGTATTAAGCACTGCAAAGTAACGCATAATTTTTGTAACGGCAAAACTTTACTGTATGTTTTTTACATAAAAAAGCCACGATAGGGTTTACCGTGGCTTTATAGATTAATTTTATTAACTCCAATTACTCCAATATCATTCTCGCATGTTCCATCATATTAGGAACTTCATTTGAAATACTCTTAGATGTAGCGTCTTTTGGTGCGTACATTACTTGTATCATTCCGCTCTGAACCGTAAGAGCAACCATCATATCCCACTTGCCAGACATACCGTTTACGAAAATAAACATGTCTTTATCATTATTCATTGTAGCAGGAGCATATCTTTCCAACAGAAAATCCATAATATCATCTGTGTATTTATATTGCAATCCAAATCCACAAGCGTTCATCTTACCGTTTTTGAATGTGTATATGATAGCAACACCATCCTTACTATCCTTATATCCCAAGGACGTAGCATTATCAGTTACAAGTTCCCTTTTCTCCTTAGCCTTTATATCAGCCTTATTTGCTCCAAAGTCCAACACAGGTTCAACAAATGTATTATATTTCGGTTTCACTTCTACGGCACACTTTACAGTTTCAGCACCATTGGAAGCTACAATAAAAGTTTTTCCAACATGACCGCCTTCAACAATACCGTTACTACTAACCTTCGCCACAAACTCATCCTCTGAACTCCATGTAACATTATCGGAAGCGATTAACTTAATCTCATCCTCATAATACAATGAAATTTCCGACTTATCCAGTGACAAGCTGTTTTCATCATCATCCGAACAAGCGGTAAACACCAACATAGGCAACATTGCCAGTAAAAACAAAATTTTCTTCATGATTATATAACTTTTTATTAAAACGCTGCAAAATTAATAAACTAATATATAATAATTAAGTCTCGTGTCAAGAAAAAGAATATGCTATATAACACAAAAATCCCCACCAAAATAATTCGGTGGGGAAAATCTTATTTGATAACGCCAAATTCTTTTAGCATTTTTCTACTTATAGTAGGACTTTCTTTTACAGTCTCAATAATCTGCTTCATCAATTCGCTTTTGTTATTGATATTTCCTCTATAAGTATTCCTGTTGAATTTATCCCTTTTAGCTCTTATAAGATTGGTACAGTTGACAAATGAATCGTATAACAGGAATGGACACTGTTTTACCGTTATGGGCAAATAATAATCAGTCAGAATATCAGGGAGATTACGGTTTATTTTAGAATTTATTACCAAACCTCCTATTATGTCTCCGTTTTCATCAAAGCCAAGCACTACGAAAAATTTATCACGTGTATTGTCTCCGTTTTTTGGGGTTATGCCATTACTACCGTCAAGTGCAAGCATATAAACATCCCCAACTTTTATATTGTTTTGTATGAGCTTGTCCCCCAAGTCACCAAGAAGATCTCCTATGCTTGTCATAATAATGCGGATTCTATGGAGAGATTTTCTTTAATATAATCCAACATATCGTTGGTAGCCATTCCGTCTTTTGCCATACCTAAAACGTCCATTACTTTTTTCCCTGAATTGCTATAAGCTCTGTTCCATTCTTCTCCATGTGATTTTTCTCTTAACTCTCCATATGGCAAATAGGCGTTTTTTTCTATTGACCTGTCGATTTCCTCAATATCGGCTTTTGACAGGTAATCCAAATCAGCCTCCCTTTTTGCAGTCAGCATATAATACGCATCACAGTCTCCCTTTGATACGCTTCCGTCTATCATGGCCTTAAGTTCTTTGTCGCAATAACAATCGTTCTTGATGCAGTTATATAGAATAGAAGGAACCGGACCGTCAGGCAAAGCACAAAATTCATCAGTAGTCATGCGGAAACCATACTTTGCCAGATATGAAATATTTGCAAAATATATCACTTTGAATACGTGATAATAATCCAATCCTTTTGTCTTGTTTAGAATATACAAAACAATTTCGGTCAGCTTTTGTTTGTCAAATTTTGTCATATTATTCTTAATTATTTGGAACAAAAATAGCATAACTTTTTGATATATCGTTCACAAATCAGTAATTCGTTTCACAAAGTATGTTTTAAAGCATACTTTGAATATATTCAGTGCGTCTATTAATCTTAGTCCGTAGGGCAGTTAGGCGATTTCGGGTAAAGGGCAGCCCGGTCTTTGTCAAAATACCCCTTGCGTTCAACCGTTCTACTACCTTGTCAATGTCTTGCGGAGTATTGCACCCCTCCAACATTGCGGCTATCATGTTGTTTTTTTCATCGTTCATCGCTTCTTTCCTCCGCTTCTCCCCGTTCACCTTACCGCCTTTCGCCTGCCCGGTGGTTGTGCCTCCCAAAGAGGTGCATTTATTTCCAGCTTTGGAAATGAAATAACCGTTTTCCTCGATTCTTTTTTTCTGGACAGCCAAAGCTGCCTTAGTCCTTATTGATATTAGCATCGCCTCTCTTTCTGCCAATGCGAAGAATACAGTGAGCGTGAATTTATCAGTATGCGGGAGGTCGCAGAAATAGATCTTCCCCTCTCCCATTTCGTTATATATCTGCAATGCCTCAATCGTATTCCTGAATCGGTCTGACTTAGCAATTATAAGAATTGCGTCATTATCCTTTGCGAATGAAATCGCTTTTTTCAACTCTGAGCATCCGTTCAAATCCTTACCTGTATATGCTTCGCAGAAATCGGCTATAAGTTCACCCTTTTCTGCATTCACAAAATGACTGATTATATCTTTTTGCGCTTCCAGCCCAAGCCCTGAACGCTCCTGTTTTTTCGTGGACACTCTACGCCAGCTTACAAACTTTTTCATAATTCAATCCTCCTCAAATCAATTTTTCCCCATAAATTAGCCCTCCTTAGATTAAAATTCGTTTCGGCAATGGTTCGCCAATCTTATACAGTTCTATGCTTGTAACTTCTTGTGTTTCTTTAAGTAGGTTTATCCCATCGCTGTAGAAGTTTAGCAACCTGATAGCATCAAATGCGTTACATGATTGAAGCATTATACTACGTCCTTTTCCGTTAATCTGGATAAAATAATTCTTTTCCATAATCTTTTTGTTTTAAGTTAGTAATAGTTCCGCCCGTGGAACTTGCACCAATTGCAAGGCGTTGAACCTTTGGCGGATAATTCGGATTAAAAACCGTTGTTTCCTGTCAGCTCTTTACCTACTCCAACAGCTAACCAAATCAAAATGCAAATCATGAACATATTATTTCCTCCTTTATTTAATTATTCGTTTTTAATATCCTTTTTCCACAATTCCGGCAGCCGTATTACTGCCGGGGTGTCATAAGATGATATGTTGGCAAAAAGCCCCAACGTACGTCTATGCTAACATGTGGCAATATATTTCATGATCTTAACTCTCTAAATGAAACCGTTTCAAAATCACTCTTAATAATCTCTATCTGTACAGGCTTCACAAATCGGTTTAACTCCTTGCGAATATTCTTCATTTGTTCAAATGATACGGTTACAATGTTACCAGCAACTAACAAGTTGCGCAAAATGTTGTCTAATTCTTCTCTCTTCATGATTTAATGTTTTTAAGTTTATAAAACTAGTTCCCGTATATTCATCAAAGACCACGGTTAAGCCGATACGGGATAATTGGTTACTTTTGGTTTTTCCATGTATTGTAGTCATTCGTAGACTCAAAACACATGAAGCCTCCACACACTTTGGCGACATTTGAAGGCGTAAACGGACATTCTTTAATCGCTTGATATCTTGTTTTTACTTCTGCAAAATAAACTCTCATAATCACTTTATTTTATTTGCAATGCTGCGTGGTATCCTTCGATCCATATTAACAACTCTTTCGGGGTGAAATACCCGCTTATACGCTTATTTGGGTAACGTGTTGTTATTTCGCCGTTGTCACCATCCGCCAATATTATAGAGTATGTTTGTTTCGGCAAACTTGATGGATAGAGGGCGAAACCATTTGCCGCACAATATACTTGCAATTGCTTTAATGCTTCTTTTGATGTCATATCCTTAAAACTTATCTGATTCATCATTTTTGTTTAAAAATTCGCGTAGCTTATCCCTGTCGGTGCCGGAAATGAATATCACAGCACCGAATAACAAAACCAACAAAACCATATTCAGCTAATTAAATGACCGTCTTTAATCGTCCGTTACCATCCGTAAACCCGTTAAGTATTTCCGTCTCTTTTTCGGCTTCTTCCTTAGTCGGATAGCATTCTATTATACAGTTGTCCAAATTATCTAATATTCCGTAATATCCAAGATTTAACGGTTTGTCCTTGACGGTGTAACGCTTTCCCTTTACTTTCTTCTCATAAAATTCTACTCCTTCAGCAAGCGGGGTATAATGTGATGAAGCGCTAAGCGTGCCCGATTCTATTTTGCCGTTAAACTCAATTATACCGGGCAGATCGTTTTTTAAACTGCTTTCCAGGCTTACACCGTCATAGGTTACGCCGTATTTGCGATCCTCTGCTGTGTATACGTTAAAAACATCGCCCGGCTGTATGCCCTCGCGTACTTTCGCACTGGTTATGATTCCAGCGCCTTCAATGTTGTAATAGCGCACGCCGTTAAAGTTGCCCGTTTCGATTAAATGGATATTACCTAACTTCTCCGGTTGTTTCGTTTCTTCCTCTAATTCCGGGATGTATATTTCTTCAGGAGGTGCCGGAAGTTCTTCCACGGCTTCCACCTTTTCGGAAGCCATCAGGTTGCGCACTTCGTCCGCTTTCTTCTTACTGAATATCCATCCGGCACGCTTTTCACCGTTGTAATTTAAAGACGGGTTAAAGCGTCCGCCCAATTCTTTTAATTGCTCTTTGATAGCTTTTGTATCGCCAAACACCGCAATAGCTTTATCGGAATAATCCACCATTTCCAAACCTTCAACCGTCACGGCTTCCATTTCTTTGGCTTCCTCAGCCTTTTCAGTCTTAATGTTGCTTTTCTTCGCTTTCGGCTCTATAACCTTATATTCATCGCTTACTTCTATATGGATGTAAAAATTAGTATCAAAATAGTCTTGCATGCCGTCCGAATCATTATAACGGAAAGAACTAGCATAAGTCGTAACAGCGTCCAACACTTTAAACATTTCCGGCGTTAACTCATTTTCCCAGCCCTTTACGGTTGACATTGTGGACATGTAACCAAGTTTCGCGCTTCTTGATCCTTCAACGAAAGGAACACAAGGGCCGGATTTTAATTCGATATACATTGAATCAGCGTACATGCTCCATTCAGAACGAACCGAAAATTTAAACTCCGGGAAATTCTTCTTAGCATAAGCCCGAACATTTGCGGCTATTTCTTTAGTTGATAACTTGCTGTCATAATTTGAACCAGCCCAACCGTTTTGTGTGTAGAAATTCATTGGTTTCATATCTTATCCTTCTTGTATTATTCTTTAGTCCACTCTTTTTTTACAAATCCCTTGAAAGAACCGAACACCTTTTTGAAATTAGTGATAGCTTCTTTCTTCGTCTTGCCGTAATAGCAATAACGCGATCCATTGTAGAACTCAACCGTTAATTTGTACTCTTTCATAACTGTTATATTTAAATTGTTAATAATTCAAAGTATAGCGTGAAACAGTGGTTAATAATATTGGATAATGCCAAATAACACCAATCAAAAAAAAATGGAAGAATATTTGCAAGAATCAAAACAGAGAAGTACCTTTGCTCCGTGTGATAGGAATGAGGTACTTTAGTATTTCGATCCTTTGAGAGCTTTAACATTGCCGTGTTAAGGCTCTCTTTTTATTCCAACACTTAATAACACGCTTTTGGATGTCAACGTATATGCTTCGCTTTACGTTTATCCTTGTGAAAAGTAATCGGATATCTTGTGTTAGTACTATGTGATATCTTTTCCTTTTCACAACACAAAGGTGCAAAAAAAATACCATTCTACCAAATATTACCTACTAAATTTGTAAACAAACATAAAAATATTACATGTTAAATAACATACAATTAAAAGCCTAATTAGTGCAATATTAAGCCCTCTTGCTTTCATCTTCACAATGTATCGCCTACACCTATCTTTGCCCTATATCACCCTCATTAAAGCCGTCTACAACGAATCAAACGAGCGCTGCAATGCGTTGCAAGTATACCCCCGCCCCCTCTATGCCAGTGCAGCCGTAAACATCCGCCCTCTCCCGATTTTTTTTATTTTTTTTCTGAATTTTCACGTCTTGCAGTGTTGCAACATTTCATATCTACAACATAATTTATTATGTAAAATAATATTATTCATCATTGTATCAATGTTCATGTTTTGCGTTGATGCTTTCCTATGCAGATTGCTTTTATTCCCCTTTGTTTATTTAAATAATCAAAGGGAGTGAGGTGTTCGCTGTGCTCACTCTTTCTTTATGTTACTTTCTTTCTATGTATTTTGGATTAGACATTTTCCCTTTATTTATATAGGGTATGTCTAATATGCAATGATATAGTACTATGCAATACAAAGTACAAATATCAATATTCCAAATATGCTTTTACTTTTAAGATTAAAAACTTAATATTGAAACGGATTTAAATATATCATAGTGATAAATATTAAAGTAAAGCTTTAATATATGAATTTAATTAATTATATTTGCGTGTATTATAATATTACAACATGAGTGACTATAAGTTTTATATGATGCGTTACGGTGAGCTTGGTGCCGTTTGGAAAGACTTGGAAACGGGTTTCCCCGGATTGCGGTATAAAGAATGTACAGGTCTTAATTCGTATGGAGAGCCTACAAATATGTATGCAGAGGATTTTGCCGAAACAAGTAAGGCGGAGGTGTATGTTTCCAGCACACCGGCATACAAGCAGACAACTATAAAACTGACATTGATATTCTTGGAGGATGATACCAAGGATGATAAGTCTTACCGTGACTTTATGGCTTTCATTACTGGCTCCAAGATTGCCTACCGTGATACAGCGAGGAAGAGAAAGGTTCTGATGTACCTTTCAGGAGCCACAGAGCCTAAAAGCGACACCCTTTACGGGCAGAAATACAAGGAAGTGACGTTTACGTTCAAGAACGTTTACGGACATTCCTTCGGATATGACGAACAATTTCCTAACGAATAAAATTAAATTATGAAGAATCAGACACTTTCTATCGAGCGGATGTTGCATTTGAAAAAGTTGGGTGTTGATACGAGTAAGGCGAGTATGTGCTGGCTAAAAGCAAAAAAAGGATTCTATATGCCAACCCATCCAAGTTGTCTTTTCTTGTCATCCGATGAATGGAGCATAGCTATTGCTTCAATCCTTACTGAAGATAAGAGACGTGGAGTTGAAATGATGCCAGCTTTCACCTTGCAGGACATCATAGAGGTGCTGCCTAAAGAAATGAAGACAAGCACAGATACTTATCAGCTTACAATGTCCCATGATAGCGAAGAATGGTATATATGCTACTAGATGTCAGACGAGTTTGACTACAACAAAGAATTTAAGTCTGATTCATTGCTCGAAGCCGCATATAATATGCTCTGTTGGTGCGCAGAGAACGGATATTTGAAAACGGATAAGGAAGAATAACAATGAATCATTATATACCTATATTATTACCAATTAGAGGGTTTAATTCAATATACCCATTTGTTTTTTGCTGGGTGTTTTTCACCGTAATAGGAATATTATTGCTTATGCTTGCATATATTGGTAATAAATTCAATTTTAAAGATTGTGAATATTCGGATTTATGGCTTTGGGGATGGATTGTTATTATCTCCACGTCTGTAATATTAGGTATTCCCATTTTAATTGGTTTAATTATATAATTTGTATGATATGTTTTTAGAAGAAGAAACTTTATCAGAAGCATTGTCTTTCGCCAAGCTGAAAGACTTGCCAAAGAAGTTCAATCCCGAACTGGGGCTTACTTGGATATTGGCTATCGCTCTTATCAAAAAGAAGAACCTCATGAATGCCTACGCCATTGTGGAGCAGAGGGCAGACGGACTTATCCAGTACAAGAAGACATTCGGACGGCTTTCTCCTATTGATGGGCTTATTTCCATCCATCCGTATATGTACGTAGATGAAGAAGCGTTGGGAATGGCTATGAAAGCAAACAGACGAACTATCGCCATGCACTATGCTGGCTATGCGGATGAAATCATTGACTCGGACGATGAAAAGTTCAAGGCGTACCAGTTGCAGTACGCTATGGATATGCAGAAGCTGAACATGAACCAAGAGAAACCTAGATTCGGGAAGTCTGTTGTGGAGGAAGCGGAGGAAACGGTTAATCCTGTGATTAAGGAAGAATTAAAAGAGAACGAAACCATTGCTACCATTCAAGATGAGGGGGAGTGTGTTATCGAGGTTGAGGACGCTAAGGAAGCGTTCAAGCAGAGAAGAGGCAGGAACGCGAGAAAGGAGGAATAATCATGGAAGATTTAATTAAGGCGTTGCAGATATTCTTAAAGTACGGTAATAAAAATTACCCTACATCTTGCGAGCATGATATTCTTTATGTTGATGTTGACCCGAGCGTTGTTTCTGATGAGGACAAGAAAGTCCTTGATGAACTTGGCTTTTTCGTTGATGATGAAAATGATTGTTTTGCTTCGTTCAAATACGGAAGTATGTAATCATAAATGAATAATAAATATGACAGATAAGAAACACCAAATACACGAGTTTAGCCCAACAATATACCCATTTAAATTGTGGGTAAGCGTAAATCCGTCATTTGAAGATGTAAAAGATAAGTTTTGGCTGCTCAACAACGATAATGAACGCATTGATTTCGATGCTGATAAATCGTGGAATAGCACGACAACCGTTGCTTCATGCTATCCTGTAAGCGACAAGGAAAGCGGTTGGATAGGTATCTTTTGCGGAGTGTTCAGAAAAGACAGATTGTCTGTTGGTGTTGCAGCACACGAAGCGAGCCATATAACCGACTTTATATCCGATTCGTTTGGATTGAGCGGTTTTAATTTCGATGACGGTGAAGCGAGGGCTTATCTTGTTGAATGGGCAGCAAATTGCATTTGGAATGTGAAAAGTGGTAAGTTTAAGGATTAACAAATAAAGATAACTATGAATAAGGTAAAAATCAACATTGCGATAGACAAGAAATATGTTGAATCGCTTATCACCCTTAGCGGAATTACTACCGATAATGTTGTGATAAAGGATAGCTACGACATTGATATAGATAAACTATCATTTGACGAATCTGCAAAATTAAAGGTTGCTGTTGCCGGATTGGTCTTGGTTGCAATATCACAAGAAAAGGAAAGTGTAAAATGTAAAACGGAGTAACTATGGCAGAAAATAAAGAAATCAAAGGCTTTGAGTTCATCATCGAAGAAAAGGACGTACTGGCGAGGGAAAACTTCGGTTCGTTTGAGATAATGGTTTGCAAGACAGGTTGTATATTCAAAAATTACACAGGATACCGAGTATTTACCACACCTTACGCAGTCGGAGTGGACGGCGTGGCGCACGAAACATCTCTGTACGCTTGGTTGAAGTATATGGTGGACTTCAAGAAATCCATCAAAGGCAAGGAGAATGAAATGTTCGGGGAAACTACTTCCACCAACAAGGAGTTCTTGGACGGTATGAAAGTGCTTACAGAAACCAACCTTGTGAAGCCTATGACCGTGTTTACTGACATAAATGAAGCGCAGAAAGAGGCTGAAAACTACATGAAGTGGATGGAAGGTCAGATGAAAGATTTAAATAAAGCTATGAACACTACGCCGCCCGAAGAAGACTTGAAAGCGAATGCGGAATTTGAACAGAAGGCTATCATGGCAGAAGAAGCGAAAGAGATGTTTGACGATGGAACTGAAACCGAGAAAGGACAGGTATAACCCGGACAATGTATATCACATCTACATAAAGATGGAACGGCATCCCGGTGTGAAATGGGTGTCATTCAAGGACAAGCAGACCGGAGAAGTGACAAAGGGGCTTTTTATTCCCGATGTAGAAACAGGGTGTATTAAGGTGAGAAACGGTAATATGTTTCTTAGCTTTAAGGCGATACCCGTAAAAGGATGCATAAATACCCATGTGATAATACCGAATGTTTCAAAAGGTGTAGATTGTAATTTGGGTAAATGTGGGAAAAAGGAAGTGGATTTCAGAAAGGCTACTATTGGCAGTATGTATGTTATGGGTGAAATACTTAATGAAGACCAAAAGAAAATAATAGAAAAGTATGTCAGAAAAAGAGGATTTCTTAAAATCGGACGTTGTAAAAAAAGTTGAACGTATCGTCTGCGATTGCGTAAATAAAGTATTCTGTAAGGACAAATATTCGCCTATATCTCCATTGTCTTTATACGAAGGGAAGACAAATATACCGTTCGTAAAGAGAATGGCGAGACCGGCTGTGTTTGTGACTGCGCATGACCGATTTGGGGTATCGTACAGTGCGCTAGAAAAGCATTCTCATATTCATGCACGTAACATTATACGATCTGTAAAGACTTATAAGAGCATTCCTGATTCAGACAATGCCGTAATGATGATAAAAGAACTTATAGAAGTTGAACTAAAAAAATTTCCAATTTTATGAGTGATTTGCTTGCTTTTAAACGTAATGCCATCATGCTCGGTCTTTGCACTGGGTATAAAAATAAATGGGACGCAGCGACAAGTAAGGAAGCGTTAATGGATATGGCGTTGGATTCAAACGGTGTGGAGCTGTTGGCAGATGCTCATAGCTTTGGATTCGGTATGGATATTCAGTATATGAAACGGACGTTTTCTGACTATATAAACGGTAAATGGAAGAGGAGCAAGGACGGATATACTTCGTGCATGTACGTGGACTTTAATGGGCAAATAGAACAGGATTGTACAATTACAATGGTGCTTGCTTCAAAGGTTGAGTTCCATGTTCCGAAAGGGAGCGTTTGCAAGCTGTATGTGGGTGCAGAATCTACTGTTAACATTACCGGAGAAGGTATCTGCTATGTGTACTCATACGGTCACAATGAAGTGACCGGCAGGTTTAAGTCAATGAATTGTATACCTAAGTCCGAATGGGCTAAATAAGTAAATAGTATGAAAGTACCAATAGATAATATGACTTTCGCTGAAAGTGAATACCAAAGAGGCAATAAGATATGGAATGCTCAAACACTTTATAATTTCGCGAAAGCAAAGGAATACCCTGTACGTGATATGCCATTGTGGAATATAGACCTGACTGTTGAACCGTTTGAGTGCAGCCAGCTTCATAGTTTTATCTTTCAATGCAAACGTGTTCGTGATTGTTCTTTAGACTATCCTATTATACTGGATGAAGTAGGACAAATAGCAGACGGATACCATAGATTATGCAAAGCTATCTTGGAAGGTAGAAAAACGATAAAGGCTATCAGGCTGCTGGAAATGCCGGCACCTGATAGAATTGAAAATTAATATTTTATGACCGAAGAAAAACAAATACAAGATAGTATAGAACTACTTGAACAAAATGCTTTGCCAATTCCTGATGATGGCGATATGGTTGAACAAATACCATTGTTCAGTTCGTCCGATATGCAGTCAGTCATTGAGGACGGGAAGAAGAAGCCGCCTATCCATAGGTTGTGGGGTGATTTTTGGTGGGAGAACGAGCTTGTTTTCTTGTTCGCTGACAATGGTATTGGTAAGTCTATTCTTGCCACACAGATAGCCTACGAGATTGCCAAAGGGAAGAGCGAATGTACAGAAGTGGAGATGCCACCGCAAGCCGTGTTGTACTTCGATTTTGAGCTTTCGGACAGGCAGCTTGCAAGACGGTACGGGAACGCTGATTTCCCAAAATCGCTTATCCGTTGCACCATATCGGAAGAAGTGGACAGCGATGATTTCAGCATGAACGTAATTGAAGGGATAAAGGATAAATTGCTTGACACGAAAGCTAAAGTTATGATACTAGACAATCTTTCATATCTATCCACCCAGACAGCGGAAGCAGAGTATGCCGGAGTTATTATGGACGGTCTCACAAGATTGAAGCGTGAGCTAAAAATCAGTATCATGGTGATAGCGCATACGCCTAAGATTGAGGAATGGAAGCCCTTGTCTAAAACCAATATGGCAGGAAGTAAGATATTGTCTAACTTTGCAGACGGAGTATTTGCCATAGGACGTACAAGGAATGGAGGACGTTATCTAAAACTATTAAAAACTCGCATGGTGAGTGAACCGGATGAGAAGTCGCTCCTGCCCTACTTCAATATTATTTCGGAGCCTTACCTTCATTTTGAAAAAGTTGGTGATGAAACGGAAAAGAAATTACTTATGGGAAAACCTGCAAAAGATTTTTTCACTTCTATTTGGGATAGAGATACGACATCCCCTATTCCTCTGAATGAGCTGGTCAAACTAATTATATCTAAGGATAATTCTAAGAATACTATAAAGGCTAAAGACGGAAATGCTCGAAAACGTATTGACCGTGCTATAAAATACGGCTCTTTAAGGAAAGATGAGTTAAAGAATGTTTTTCTGAAAACAGAAGATTGATTGTCAATTATCCACAAATCATTTAGTAGTGAACTACCGCAAAACTAAAGAATTAGCGGTAGTTCACGTTTCTAGTTCATTTCTTTTTAAGTATTTCAATACATTCCTTTATCCCATCATCGAAACCTTGTTTATAGCCTCTAGTATATTCCCCTATATTATATACCGTCATTGACAGAAAAAATAGAAGGATACCTAAAGCCTTATGCCAACCGGGCAACGAGATGGAAAATGGCTTGAATGTTATTGTAAGATCACCAACCCATAATAGGGCGATAATACATGTAGATATAAATAAAATTGTTTTCATCGCTTATTTTCTTTCAATAATTCCGGATTATCATATATGTTACCTATCACTTCAAGATGATTACCTTTGCACAATAAAAATCCACGTTGATTATTTAACAAACGAAACCCACCATCAATATAATCTACTGAAAAATTGTCGTAACCAGCAACATTGGAACAAAAAACTCCATTAGGAATATCAATCCCATATTCTTTTGTTTTGACTATATCCCCCTCGTAAATCTCTTTGCCGTTCTTGTCACATAATCCGGTGAACTGTCCTACTGTTTCAGGAAGAACTACACAAGTTTTCTTTTTTGGAATAAGTTCAGCATCTTCAACGAGTGTAATAGTTGGGTAGTATCTTGGATATGTTGTCAAAGATCCTTCTATCCACTGTCTTGTTTCAAATTCTTTTCCTCTGAATTTTATTTCACGTTTCATAATCAATATCTTTTTCCGTTCAACATAGGTCTTAATTCATTGTATCTCATCTTCTGCTCGATATGCCAAAGCAAATCTATGTCAAGATGTTTGGCTAGTGCAAATATTGAAAATATCATCTCATTTACAATCGTAGAAAGATACTTGTAATCTACAATTGGTTTGATAAATATGGAATATATCGCTTCCGTGAAACTCAATTGGCTGTACATGCAGGCAATATCATCTATATATTCGGAGTTAATATCATTACTAGCAGATTCAAGGCTTATTCCTCGAAGTCCTGCAAGATCAAGCAGGCGTATAACTGCTTCGCTTAGTTCGTCTGGAAGTGTATCTTTGATATATTTTTCAAAACAATATTTAAAATTGGCATCATCGTGCGGTTCTTCATTCTCATAAGAAGATTTAAAAGATTCTCTGTCGGCACGTTTTCCTTTCCTATCTGCTTCCACAGCTTCCATAAGTTCGAGAATGATAAGGCAAAGGAAGTGTTCTTCACTAAATCTTTTATCGTGGAAACCATGATCACAAGCTGTTTTGTAAGCACGATCCCGTAGTTCGTTCAAATTAATATTATTCATAAATTTACTCTCTATCTGTTAATCAATCAGTTTAAATTCATAAACGAAAACATAAGGATTGGATTCCCATGTGCCCTTGCCTGATACTTTATCTATGAGGTCGGCAAAGGCTTCACGAGGTGTATAATAAGCCATTTTACTTTTTTTGTATTCATATACCCAAGGTATGCCATACCCTATTTCATGCGAGTTGCTGGCGTATATTCCTTCCTTAAAGCAATCTTCATCATCTATATCTTGGAGTCGTTCAATCTTAACATTGATAATGCGGATATGATGTGTCATGGCATCAGCGCGAACAAATAACTTGTTTCGCCAACCTTTGCTATTCTTCCAACTACTAACTAACATATCAAGTGTTTCCAACCCTTGTTCATGGTAAACGGCTTCATAACTTTGAGCAATGGCATAAATTTCACCAACTTTGTATCGAGATAAATGCATTTTATCTTCTCTAAATGCAAATGGAACAATTTGTCTCGCCATAGTCTTCCGACCTTCCAATACCGCTTGGGTTAATCCTAATTTATCGTTAAAAAATATCTTCTTCATAATCATATCAGTTTTAATGCTTCCTGTAATCCTGCTTCAAGTGCTTCCTCGTAGGTATTATAACGGATAATAGGTCTGTCAGACAATCCTACTAAATCATGGTTAGGAATTGTTAGTATATCATATATCCAATAATTTCCATACATATAGGATATTTCGATATGCAGGTTCTTAGTTTCACGAAGCCACTTTTGGGCAACATACAACACTGGACACAAAAATTCAACTGGTTCGTTATCTATTTCCGTACAACATGACATACTTTGCGGAATGTCGTATCTTCTAATAATATTATCGCAACTTATTGTGTGTTCACACTTCCAATTAAACCCTTTCTCTTTCAGCAACTTCGCAGTTTCTAATGTTACAAGTTCTTCGGTCATAACTATTTCTTTTTTAATTCATTCAACACTTTCTTTACTAATTCATAACGTGGTAATTGCCAATCCTTCGCAATATCATCTATTTTATCGTCATAATGATTGTCGTAAACATACTGATTAAGGTTGTCAATAAATCCATCAGCGTCAAGTCCTTCATCGCAATCATCAAACATATCAAGTTCATAGGCTAACTCGGAACATTCACAGTGGGATACCCAGTCATAAACACGACCGTCATAAACATTGGTCTGTCTGTTGTATTTTTCTCCAACGGAAATTACTCCACCGCAAAAATTGCACCTGTGCTCTTTACGAGCGACAGGAGTTTTATCTCTTAACACTTTCATAGTTATTCTCCTTTCTTCTTTTCACATTCTTCACAATGCAGTTTGTAAGCATGGGCAAACATTCCTAAAGTAACAGGCTCAAAATGAAAATCCGCCTGTTTCCCTTCTATGACAACAGAAACACATAATTGTCTATTACAAAAGTCAATATATGCTTCACCACCTCCATCTCCGTTAATGGAAAGTGTTTGTGTCTGTACGCTATTCATTATTCACCTCCTTTAATCTTTTAATTAGTGCATCAGCGCAATTAACCGCATATTTAGCGATTGCATCAGAATTACCCCCACGGTCATCTGCTATAACAGCCTTAATAATATCTTTCGCTAGTTCATATCGCCTCTGTTCCCAGTCGATAGCTGAAAAATCAAGTTCGCATTCTCTGTAAACCATGTTACCACACACATATAAATAATCGTTGCTATGTTGAGGGTTGATGTTTAATTGGGGAGTTACATCTACCAAAACTCCTGTTGATTTTATTCTTGCTTTCATTGTTTAATCATTTATTTTAACAAACGTTTAGTAATAGTACCAAATGAATGATACCGATGCCAAACTATATTTCCACGCTGAATTTCAGTAAGCCAATCGCAAGCTTTAAAAACTTGTCCTACATTATATAAAAATGGTCGTTTTTGTATTTTTCTTTTTATTCTTGCTTTCATATTTAATCGAAATACATTACTTTCTTACCTATACATACTTTGAACCTTGAAAGACATTCGCTATATTGTGTGATATGGTTAGGATTATATTTGTTAACAAAACATCCAGTACGTTTATGGTATCTGACACAAGCATTTTCAGGAGATTTAGCCAATATCTCTTTTTCATCTCTAAAATCAAAAAACAAATCATCTCTGTATGATACCTTATACCACTTAACTTGGTTTCTTATCTTTTTAAAATACTTTGCTTTCATCATTCCTCCTTTGTTTTAATATCCGTTACTTTGCCACGATTGACAAAAAAGAAACATGCCATCACATCACACAGGTATGATTCATGCTCCATCTTACACTCTTTGCATTCTTTACACAATGAACATTCACTGCAAACGAAATTTTCATTGAACGTTTTGCTCATTTCATGCAACACACCATCTATTATTATTCCGTTCTTTATTTCCATACCGTTCATTCATTAGAAGTTACACCCAAGCACAATACTTTGTCAGAAACGCCTATATCGTCAAATTCCAAAGTTAAATACTCTGTATCATAAGGGTAAGGGTATCTTAATTCTTTCAATTCTTCATCCGTCAATTTGCGTCTAATACGCATTTCTATTTCGTAATCATCGGGAAGATTCTCAATTATTTTTCTAAGTTGTCCTACGTTCTTTATTTCCATATTGTCTAATTAATTTAATTGCTAATAGAGGGTCTTTATCTCCTATTTGATTGATTAGCTTTGTAAATTTGTCCACTCTACCATAGTGTCTAACGCAAATAGCATTTGCCTTCATCGAGCGTCCTAATCCGTATAAATACTCCATGCGTGCATTTCTACGGATATTCTTCATTATCTTTTTTGCTTGTCTTAATTTCATATCTCAATCTCCTTTCTCTTTAATTCGTTCCAGTACATCCCTGTTGGCTTCTAATATTTCATCGAAAGACGGGATGGAAAACCAGCAGATAACTTTAATATCATCCTCAGTTACGTCTTTACCTCGATAAGCATTATCACTATCATCAATCCACCATCCATTTTCATACGTAAATATATCTATATGCTTAGGGGATTCAACTTCCCTATCAGCATATTTATAGTAATATAAAAATCCTACTAAAATACGCTGTCCTTCCTCCGGCAACCGTTCCTCAACGCTTATCCACGGAGATTGCCTTGACTTCCATTCTGCGCCAGCGGAAAAAGAATTAAACAAGTCCTCTTTCAACGAATATACACCTTCAAATGAAAGATACATCTCTTGTGGCTTGACTATCAATTCTGCGTATTCCTTTGCTGCTTCTTCTACTGTCTGTTTCATATCCTATTCTTTAAAGTTTCTCATGTATTCGCAATCCTCATCACATACACCTTTCTTTGCACAGTGAGGGATATTAGTTCCCCGCTCATATTCAAAATTATAACATAGGTTTCTGTATTCTTTCCTTCTTTCCATAGGACCAAGTGTTCTTGCTGAACTCCATGATTCATAGTCATTGCTAGACGCCTCCTTAAGAACGCATCCATCATCGTTATATAGCTTTCTAACTTCATTCATAATCTGTTCCGTTTTGAGGATTATCCATTAAACTTAAACTCATCCATATATCCCATTTCTTTCAAGCGGATATTAAACTCTTCAACCGAATCATTATTAGGAATGAATCGCTCAAGAACATCGTTAAAAGGGTGCAGATCGTTTTTTAAAATATCATTAGCCTCTTCTTCTCCACGTTTCTTTCCTAATCGGTCTTTGCATACTTCTATGTAATCATCTTTTGTCATATTGTAGTGCGTGACTGTATCAACAATTGTACTAAACCTACAATATAAGCCGTTTGGCTGTTGGGCTATAAATGATCCCATAATTACCTCCTTCTAATCTGTTTTGAATTATTTTTTTATAACTACCGCCATTGTACTAATAGATGTGCCACTCTC